GTTTCCCAGTCACGATCTCTGCGGGCATCGTTGCAGGAACGGCCCTTGCTGGGTTGTTCGATGGTGGTGGGGTGATCCCGGCTGGTCAAACTGGTATTGTTGGCGAGTTTGGCCCGGAGCTTGTCAAGGGGCCTGCCGTTGTAACCAGCCGTGCCAAGACAGCCGAAATGGCCCGTTCTGGAATGGGTGGCGAGTCTGGTTCTGGTATGACAAACATATTCAACCAAACTTTTGTTGTTCAAGGAAATGGGGATGCTGCATTGCGCAAAGCAATGCAGGAAGCTGCTGAACAAGGAACACAGAACGCGCTTGCTCAGGTTAAAAACGATGCAATGACAAACGGCGAAATTAGACGTATGTATAACATCTAACAATACTATTCAAACTTCAGCCTACCCTGCATTTGCTCGGTAGGCTGAACCTTGTTATACTCGCTGTGTGCTAACTATCGCGAGTATTATCAACTATGGCAGAGATTTATGAATGGCCGACAAACCTGCTGCCAAGCAAGTGTAACCTTCGGCTAAAATCAAACAAGAAGCAATTCACCAGCCCATTCAACGGTTCTACCCAAGAAGTCTTTTACCCCGGCTCCCGCTGGATGATGGATTTAACTTTTGATAACCTGGATGACTATGAGGCCAGAGAACTCGAAACCATCCTTTATCAGATGGATAACGGCGGTGCTGTTAAGGTTCCGGACTTCGGTCGTTTTGGAACTAACCAGACCGGGATTAAAGTGTTCAGCGGTGGGCAAACGGGTAATGTTCTTATTACGTCTGGGTGGGCACCCAACCAACTTGATTGTGTGCGCAAAGGCGAATACTTTGAGGTTGGAGGGGAACTTAAGTTTATTCTTAAGACCACAAGTTCAGACAGCGCTGGGCGTTGTGCAATAGAGTTTGCACCAATGCTTCGCAACTCCCCACAATCGGGTGATCCTGTAGAATTTCAGCGCCCATGTGGTTACTTTCGTCTCGACCAAGACGAAAATGGGCCAAACCGAATGCCAGCTTTCTCAAATTCGTTCAGCGTTAGCTTAGTTGAAACCTTCTATCCCGGCTTAGTACCCCAGTCCCGTACCCAGTCAACCCAAGACACGGAAACAAACATGCAGTTGGGGGATTCTCAATGAGTGTTCTGTATAGCATGTTTGACCAAACATTTGTTGACGCTATGAACCAGCCAAATTTAACACTGGCTTTGGCCGTTAAGATTGAGTTTGGTAGCGGTGTTACTCGTGCCCATAGCGGAACCGGGACGCTTGTAATTGGCGGGGAGCCGTACCTTGGTCTTGGTACTCTCGGGGAGATTAGCTCAGCTAAGGAAGAGCACACCCTTAGCCCAACCCAGTTAACTTTAGCATTAAATGGTTTAGAAACATCCCTTGTTGGGATAACCCTTAACGAGCAATGCATCAATAAACCTGTGTCTGTCATGGCTGTTGTTTTCGACAAGTTAGGAAAGGTTATTGGAGCGAACGTAATCTTTAAGGGTAAGATTGCAAGGACTGCAATGACAGCTGGCGACGTAAACTCATTGGCGTATACAGTGTCCAACATATTTGAAGACTGGCAATACGGGGATTCTGGACGCTTCACAGACGAAAGCCATTCCGCACAATTCCCGGGCGACCGTATATTCCGACATGTTGCAGAAATGGCGGAGCGGGCTATTTATTGGGGTAGCGAAAAGGATGCCCCTCCATTTGCGAGCTATCAATAATGAGAACTTTAACTTGGCAAAAAGACCTTGTTGATTACTTCAAGGCTAATTTAGAAACCCCTTTTAAATGGGGTCAATTTGACTGCTGTTTATTTGCCGCAAACTGCTGCAAGATTGTGTGTGGAAAAGACCCAGCGGAGCCATACCGCGGAACCTATGACAGCGAGGTTGGGGCGAGAAAAGCAATCCTACGGAACCACCGCACAATAGCCAAAGCGTTTGGCGATATGTTCCAGGAAGTAAACCCCAAAATGGCGCAGAGGGCTGACGTTGTCCTGATCGATGGTGATATGGGTGAAACAATTGGGGTTCTGTGGAACGGGCAAGTATGGGCGGTTGGTTTAACTGGGTTGGTTGTAACCACACCTAAAATTCTTAGAGCTTGGAGGGTTGAGTAAATGCCGCCTCTTGTAGTTGGTGCCGTTGCCGCAGCAGCGGCTGGATTTATGGGGGCCACTCTCGCTGTGGCTCTGTCTGTTGGTGCTATGGCCATGTCTTTTATGGCTGTCCTTTCTGCAAAGAAATTCAACCCCGGTGATTTTCGCTCCCCTCAAGAAAGAAAGCAAGTTCTAAGGGCCGCCGCAGCTCCAAAGAACGCTGTGTACGGGGATGTTATGGGGTCGGGTGTGCTCTTTTTTGCAGAAGAAGAGGCTGGTGGGCAAACGGACGACGAATGGTTGCACATGTGCCTTACCATTGCCGGGCACCCCATTAACGGTATAGACACAATTTTACTGAATGACGAACCAATTGCCAACTTTGGTGGGCATGTAACGTGGGAGTTCCATAATAATAGAACAACCTGCGACCCATTTCTGTTGCAGCATTGCTCGAGTTGGCGCAGCGATATGATTGGGCGCGGTATTGCGTTTTTGCGTATCAGTTTTAAATTTAGTTCTGAAAAGTTCCCGTCTGGGATCCCAAATGTTAAATGGATTAAACACGGTTGGAGTGTGTACGACCCTCGAGATGGTCAAACAAAGTTTACAGCCAACTCTGCATTGGTTTACTTACACTATCTGCGCTATTACCGGAAGGTTCAAGACTCAGAAATTCTGTGGGATCACTTTATTGCAGCTGCAAATATTTGCACAGAAGCTGTACCTATTGGGAACAACCAATATGAAAACCGCTATTTGACAAACTGCGAGTTTGATATCAACGAGAATCCAACAAAGGTGATGCAAGCAATGTTGGACTCATGTTGTGGTCAACCTGTTTACACCGGGGGCAAGCATGGGATTCTTGTTGGAGCCTATAACGGGCCAGCGGTTCATGATATTTACGAATACCAGATTGTTGGGGATGTTCAAATTACTCCTGAAACATCTTTGGCTGACCGTTGTAACACAATGACCGGGAAGTTTGTTAATAAAGACGACAATTATTTGGAGTGTGACTTCCCGAAAGTTACAGTTCAACAGTACGTAGACGAGGACGGGAGGGAATACGTTGAAGACGTGAATTACAGGTTTGTCACGTCAGTATACCAAGCTCAGCGGATTGCAATGATTAACCTTCAGCGTAAGCGGGTTGGCAGGACTATTACTGTTCCAATGAACTTTTCCGCTTTTGCATACCGACCCGGAGAAAGTGTTAATTTGTATATCCCGTCTATTGGAATTGAAGGGGTTGAGTTTAAAATAGTCAAGTGGGATTTTTCCGCTCGAGACGCAATTGGCTTGGTGCTCATTCAAGACTCACCAGAAATTTATGGGGATATTGTAGGTCGACCAATTGTTCGCCCTCCTTTAACCACACTTCCCGGTAGCGGGCCAGCCATGCCTGACCAACTACGGTTCACAACTGAACCAGTTGGGGAGACGGTTCAGGGGAGCCTTACATGGACTAACACTGGCATTATTGGCTATAACGAGGTTGTTGTTAAACGTGGCTCAGCTACTGTAACGACGGCACAGGTGCCGGGGCAGGTGTGCCGCCTAGGTGGGTTGGCGGCTGGCGACTATAGCGCCATGGTGCGTGCTGTGGCCCTTAGCGGGGCAGCAAGCCCATGGGCAACCATAGCGTTTACTGTGGCGGTGCCACCAGTCCCTGTGCGCGTGGATGTTGAAGCTGGCAACTGGGACTTGACATTGTTCCCCAAGTTTACCAGCTCATTAGCGTTTGGAACGGTTTGCGAATTCTACTACTACAGATCAGACTTACCAATTAATGAAGTAGAAAATAAGGCTCAACTTCTCGGTATGGGGACGTCGTTGGTTCATAGTGGCTTACAGCCCGCAACTCTTCACTATTACTGGGTTCGGTCTGTTAATGCTTACGGTAAGTCCGCATTCTTCGCTTTATCTGCCGCAACAGGTAAAGACGTGGATTCGGTACTAGACATTATCTCCGGGAGTATCGGGGCTGAGGATTTAATTGAAGATTTGCGCAAACCTCTTGAAAACACAATAGACATGTGGACAGCTAAGGTTGGAAATACCGATTTGGACAAGTACGGCGGTATTGGATTAACCATTGAAACAGACCCGGACGGTGTAACCCGTGTAAAATGTATTGTTGACGCGGAGGTCTTTGCCATTCTTGACCCAAGCGGTGCAACAGGAGAAGGGAGTCGACATCCGTTTGTGGTTAAAGATGGGGTTGCCTACATGAACAAGCTTCTTCTAGACGATGCCGAGATTGGTCAAGTGATTGCTAAGTACATTGACGTTCAGCATTTGGTTGGTACGCTTATTGAGGGTGGCTCTTTCCGTGGTGGAGACTTATGGATAGGGGACAAGCCAGATGGTCAATTTAGCGCCCATGGAAAAAAATGGAGAGCTGGGATAGACTCGGATGGGAAAATGTATGGGCAGGACGTTTATTTCAGCGATGGTACATTTGCAGGGATCGTTAACGCCAAAGGTGGAACGTTTAATAACGTACTCATAAGCGAGAACTGCAATGTCCTTGGAACTATCTATGCAAACAAGATTGTTGGCGACATTGTTACAGTTGGAAGGTTGCGGTTCACCCCGGTTAAAGGTACTACTTGGGCACCATTTTGCTCTTTCACAATAAACCCGGTTAACATGGATAGAATGATTGCCCGTCTTGGATATGCGTTGGCTGGTGGGCAATTTAGGGTGTGGAATGACGGGGCAATCGTTCAATACGTCTCTGGAGAGGGTGCCCCATTTGCCTTTTTAATCCGCTCCGGTTGCTCTAGCGTTGTCATTGAACAGTTAGCAACAACCACTGTTGCAGCTGACCCATACTACGCTGACGTTGTACTTTATAAGTACGGGGATCCTGGGTTTCATCAATAGTTAAAAGCCCCTCAATGAGGGGCTTTGTTTTACATTGGGTATCCAACATCACTTAGAATACGCTTTGCCTCATTTATATACCAATCATAGTCTATACCCGATGGTAATTTTCCGTCAAACTCCATAATTGGCTTAGCTCCATCGCTCTTCGGCACCTTCTTGTTGCTCGCAGCGTATACCAGCCGCCTATGCTGCCCCTCCGG